AAACAAATCTCCGTGTGTAACTAAGTATGTCCGACCATCTACGCCTGTGTGTTCTGTTTGATTTACTATTTCCACGCGACCAAATCCCATACCATATGGTATCAGTGGACGAAGGAATTCGTCGTGGTTGCCAGCTATATACACTACTCGAGTTCCGCGTTTGGCATGGCCAAGTATGCGTCGAACCACATTGGTATGACTCTGTTTCCAGCGCCACTTGTTTTGTTGTATCTTCCAAGCGTCAATTATGTCGCCTACCAGGTAAAGTGTATGGCAGGTGTTGTGTTTGAGAAAGTTGTTAAGGGCTTCGGCCTTGCAGTCTCTGGTGCCGAGGTGTATGTCTGACACAAATATGCTTCGGTATGTCCTTGGCTCGTTCATACACATATTTAACGCTTTTTTTGCGATCGCATATTACAGTTTTATTAAATTGATTTTTAGGGGTATTTTGAGCTAAATAATTGTATGAAAACACTACGCGAAATGATAGATTTAATCGAATCTGCTCAACGAGTGGACGAATTTGCTCCTGGTGGGGGTGCTACTCTTCCTCCAGTTAAACCGCCAAAAAACGATGGCGATCGTTGGGAAGATGAAGACGACGATGATAATGATGGGTGGCATCCTGGAAAACGCACCGAAGAAGATTTACACAATCCGTTAGGAGACCAAATCAAAGCCCTATTAAAGAAAAAGAATAAGGTTGTATGGTATCCTTGGGCAGATCGAGAACAAAATACAAAATATCGCACACAGGCAGTTATACGACAAATCACTGGCGAACAGATCGCCAATGGCCGTCACATAGTTTCTTTTAAGTATTGTTGGCGTCCTTGGTATAAAACTGCTAAAGGTATGGAACAAGGCGGATGGCGTTGCGATCAATCATTTATACCACCGGATGGTCATAAATGGATGGCGTTAGGACCAGTCGGTGCTAATACCTATGAACTACAGGATTTAAGCAAGAATCCTGATTGGAAAGATCCGCGAAGCCCAGAAGAAATAGAGTGGCGAAAGAGACTGGATGACTTAGATGAAAATCTTAAACATCCTAATGAACATGGTGTAACAGAAGAACATAGAGATTTAAGTAAAACTTAAACTCTTACTATATGCCATTTTGAATCAAATGGTTTGCCTTGTGCCTTGTGCTTCAAGATCTTGGCGAATTCCTTCTTGCGAAGTTCGAGCTGTTTCTCTGTGTCGTGGTCCAGACAAGCCTGATACAATTTGGCAACCAATTTGCTTTGTTTCATAGCTTACTCCTTTCCGGTTACTGTAATATAACTGTAACATAGTATTTATTACGTGTCAACCAGAAAATTGTGACAAAGAAAAAGGACCTTTCGGTCCTTTAGCACTGGTTACGGATCCAGCGACACCTTATCTTGTGCCCGCACTTTTATTTATCAATTAAAAATTAACTCTTGCCTGCAATGATGCTGTGTTAACTGCCTGACCTTGTACGTCTTGGCGAGCAATCTTTAACAATACACTACTGTTCTTATCATCGTGATAGGTAAAGTTAACAGCACTGGCGGTTGTGTTATTTGTATAATAACCAACTTCGGCGCCTACAGCCCAATTCTTATTAAAGTTGTGATCATAACGCACACCACCAATACCAGAATTATTAACCTGGTTAACCGCGGCATACGTCATTGCTGTTACTGCTGACCCAGTTTCTTTTACCGCATCAATTTGATTTGATTCACTGCGTCCTCCAACAAAAGCACGGAAGCCTGCTACTGCTGGTGCGTAGACTTTGACCTGTGCCCACGAGTCAGTACCGTTGGCAGAGCCAGCGTTACCATAATTTAATGCTGGCAAACTGTGTGCTGTGTTATAAGTGTTTTGTGCGTAGCCAATATCACCCTTAACCATTACATCATTCTCAAATGATTTAACTACATAAACACCTACTGCATCTTTGTTCATTGTGCCTGCAGCCTGATCACCTGACAAGTTTACCTGACCGTGATTGTATTGTGCGCCAACCAATACAGTTGGATCAATCAACTTTTCAATACCTAAGCCAAATACACTACCTGTGTAGTTATAAGTGTCTTTGGTATTAGACTTTAGTCCAGAACCAGTTACGTAAAAATTGTAATCACGACCACTTAGATCACGTTGATGAATTTGACCATCTTCAACACGAATACGTGTGTATGGGTCACTTTCTAATGACTCATTCATACGGTTGTTGGCCGATGATAATTTGCTAAATTGATCAATACGTGTTGAATAACCTTGATTAGTACTTGCTACATCCACATTGTTTGTGTGTGCTGTTGCTGTTACCACTTCATTCACCACTGCTGTTGATGTTGTAACAATGGTAGTAGTTGAAGTTGTTGTAACCGGAGTACCTGTGCGAGTTTGTGTACTACCATCGCTATAGGTATCAATCAAAGTTGGAGTTGTAACCGTTGTAGTAGTACGTGGGGTTGTGTAAGTTGTAACAGTAGTAATTGGTGTTGTACTTGTAGTTACTGTTGTTACTGGTGTTGTGCTGGTAACTGTTACATTACGGTTAATGTTTAAGTTTTGTGCTGTTTGGTTGGCACGGCTATCGGTAACTGCTGTAGCGACCGCGGTTGCGCCAAGTGTAGTGGCTACTGCGGTTGCTGTAGTGCCACGTGTGCTTGCTGTAGTTGCTACAGTCGCGCCATCTGCTGTTGTACTAACTACAGTAGGAGTACCATTGGCAGTACTTACCACTGTTGGAGCAGAGGGAGTTGGCGGTACTGGTGGAGCCGATGGGTTGCCGGCATTAACTGTTTGATTTGGTTGTGCAATAGGAGTAAAACCAGATGATGTTACTGGCACACAACTACTTGCCGCTAAAGTTACGTTAGTACAGGCACCAGCGTATACACCAATAATAGCCTGTTCTAACGAACCGGCCTGGCTTGTTGATAGTGCATTAAATGTAACAGTATAAGTTATGCCAGAGTTAACATTAATTCCTTGGTAGATACCATCGTAGGTACCAACAGCACCATCGTACCATTGACCTGATTGCCAGGTACCTGCTGCCGCTGGGTAAGTTCCATTTTGATACCATACACCCCAATTAGTTGGTGCTTGTATTGTTTGTGTTCCTGAATTAACAGTAACCTGCACTGGACCGCCTGCTGTTAGGCTGGCATTGGTCAGCAAGTTTGTAGATGATCCTGCGGCTGTTACACTTGGGTTAGTAAAAGACCAAAATGCTGGATCTTGACGGAATGCAAAGCCGACATAGTCACTACCTGAGTTGGCAGCAGTAAATGAGAATGTGTAAGAATTGTTTACACCTGTTGCTGGATTACCTACGTATCCAATGTAACCCGAGGGTAGGTTACCTAAACTTTGTGAGTGTGCCGCAAAAGATAGACACACTGAAATGGCCAAGAAGGCCCGTTTGATTATTTTCATTTTAGCTCCGGTCGGCTTTGCCGATCTTATTATTATACTTCTACTACTATTTATTGCGATGCAGTTGTTCTTTCTGTCGGCGTATTTCTGCCATCTCTGCTTCGTATTTGATTCGAGCTTCCTCTGTGCTACGTTCGTATGGTCGTTCGACAATACGATACATTAGATAGGCAACAGAGAATCCAAATAGTCCGCCAGCAATTTGTACCAATAGTTTAATAAACATAGGGCACCTCGTTTAACAATGGATATTTAATTAACATAAAATCTCTGTATTCAACTGGTACATAGAATTCAATGTCATGCCTGTGTACTTCGTAGTAGCCACCAATTTTTTGTACATATAGACTAATGTCATCTGCTTCATCTAAGCGTACCCATTTACTCATTTTAAATGATATCATATTAATTTCCTTGTCTTACTGTTACAGTTCCACAGGCAGTGGCGCATGATTGTGTTACTGAATAATTCTGTCCACCAGTTTGTGTTAAATTTACACTGGCCGGAGATCCATTATTGATTAATGTTATCGAAGCATTATTAGTGCCACTGGCTCCAGTGTTTGATTGATTCACTACCGCAGAGTTACCATTACCAGTTGCATTAATGTTAATATAACCTGCACTGGTTCCTGTTTGGCTTGTAGTTATTGAGTTACTATTGCCTGATACTGTAGCAAACAACTGATTACGAGCTGTGCCAGTTTGTGTAATCCCTACGGTGTTTAAGTTTCCAACTATGGCCACGCTACTAAATTGTCCAGCATTAAGGCCGGTGTTTTCTTGTACTACAGTCAGCGTGTTACCTGCACCATTAACATAGTCAAATTGATAGTGTCCGCCGGTGTCTAAGCCAGTTGAGTTTCCGTTAGCATCTGTACCTTGATTTAAATTAAGGGTATTATTACCACCTAAAGCCGCAAGATCAATCAAATTGTTGTTTGATTGTTGCCGCACCGTAATGTGATTCCCGCCTCCAGTAATAGGAGCGGCTGTAGTGTACCCTGGCCCATTGGCTGTACTTGTGGCACCATCTATTTTATTTCCGGCGCCTTTTTGTGTAATGTTAATTGTATCGCTATTACCAGTCTGCGTTATGTAGATGCTGTTATCACCTAAGCCGGGCATTCTTGACGCAACGGTGTTGACCATTTGTTGTTGTGTAGCGGTGATAGTCAACGACCCACCAGTATCAGTGGTACTGATCAATGTGGCTACTCCGTTGTTGGCAGTAGTTTGTGTTCCGTCACTGTAATACGTAATGGTCACTGGTTGGCTATATGTTGATGTGATTGATCCACTTGTACTTGTTGTAGTAACTGTTCCGGTGCCTGTGCCAGTTATACTTGGTCCCCAGTAGCTGGCTGACGTGGCCATCATTGATGTAGGTACTATTTGCCACGATCCATTGGTATACCAATAAAACTGTACAGCGGCACCTCCACCGTTTTCATAATACCAAATATCCGCTGGTACTATTTGTCCGGCTGTGAGATAGATACTGCCCGATCTAAATGTAGTACCTTGTTCGCACCAACAGGCTGTTATCACAGTATTGTTGATAGTCAGCTGATTGCCATCATCGCTGGCCACTCCAAATTGATAGGTACCTGTGATAGGTGCTCGCAAGTATCCTTGAAAGTGTATGATAACTCCGTCATATAAACCACTATCTAATACTAATCCGCCGCCCCAGTTGTAGTTGATTGATGTGGTTACACCTGTAGTATCTACAGTTCTGTTGGTAATACTTGGACTTGCTCCGCCACCATAGTAGGTGGTATAGTTCCATCCGGCTACTCCGCTGGCATCTACGTCTTGACTGTGAACACCAAGACCAATTGTGATTAGCAGAAAGAATATAATTAATATGCGTTTCATTAGTTCTGCTTTATGTTTATAATAGTGTTGCCACCTTGATTAATACGATTTTTAATGGCAACGTTTTCGCTTTGTGTTTGTGTAACAGTTGAATTCTGTCCATGTGGCGTCATAATACAACTTGTATTATTACCAGAATCTGTTCGACATAATGTAACATTAATAGGATCAACTGTAGCTACCACACCAGTGCTGGCTTTGTAGTCTGGCAATATACCATTGGTCTTTGGTGCTAATAAGTTACCAAATTCCTGTGCCAACTGTTCATTCAATAATGTTAATATGTTTGCTAAAAAGTCTTGATCTAAGAAGTTACGTTGTAATGCGTTACTCATAAAGGTAGCGTTTTGTGCAGCAAGTACGCTACCAAGGTCAACACCCTGTAGGAAGTTTTGGCTGAGTGCTGACACCGCCATTTGCTTTTCTTCTTCACGTTGGCGTAGAGCGTTTTTGATTTCCTGGGGAGGTGCAAGGATCAAGATGTTGCTGATGCCATCTTCATTTAGGCGTAGTACAGCAGGACGAGTTGGAGGTACGTTACGTGCTGTTACCTTGGTGCCTTGGAATGGTTGGTCCAGGGTGACTGTGCCGGCATCGTTGATAACATCTATCTTTCCAGTCTTGCACAGGCGTTCTATTTCGTCCGGCATCATGTCTTTGCGTGGACATGATGGTAATAAAATTACAGTTGATTCGCCTAATTCGTCGACCGTGGCAGTAAAATCAGTGCCTCTAACAGCCACAGTAGCAGTAGGAGTATTGATAGCGACCTTATTAGGATTGTTGTGGGCGATTGCCCCAGAAGCATATCTAACAGTCCCAGAAGCCATGTTAAGAGCCAGCTTACCAGCGTCTTTATTTTTTGGATCATATACGAACTCATCAATGACCAGCTTAGAATTTTCATTTACCTGTACCTTAGTATCATCAGCAAATACAATACCAACCTTACCCTTTGTTGTGTTGATGCTGTCCTGCATCTCCACCCCGGTCCCCTTGGTCCCAGTTAGAGTCGTCTTCGACCGTTGTATCGAAGGAGGGGTATTGACCTGTTCCGTTATGGTCCCAATCGCGGCGTCGGAGTTCGTGGATATACTCCCTAAGAGTACGCATAGTAGTCCCGTCCATATCAGTCTCCCTTTATAAACCAATGGCATTTCTGTAACTCTTTCATTATTTGATCGGCTGTGGTTCCATTAACCTTTGCAGCCATTTCCACAAAATCTATCCAGCGGTGAGCATAGTCTGTCATGCCCTGACTCCACTGTTGATACATTATTTCCAAAAAACGTCTATCCATATTAGCGTGTTTGGTGTATTGTCCATGAGTTGCTACTACCATTCGATTGAATGTTAGTTACATTATTACCGCCTGTTGCTGTTTGTGTAATGCCGAAGGTATTGCTACCACCAGTTACACCAAGTACCAAGGTATTATCATAACTACCTGACTGTGTCACGGTATAGGTATTACCATTGCCAACTGCTGATCCACTTACGTTTGTACCAGTGGCATTATATCCACCAATGGTAATTGAGTTACCATTAGTACCACCATCTTGGTTTAATGTATAAGTGTTATTACTACCAACACTTGATACGTTTACATTTGTACCTGTTACCACGTTAGTGTTTACACCTTGATTCAAAGTCATACTATTACTTGCTCCGCCAGTCATACTAATAGTATCATTAGTACCGGTGCCTTTGATAGTAGCTACTACACTATTGCTTGCACCACCGCTGGTTGTTGCTGTAAAGTTATTATTTGACCCTAATAGGTTAACATTCAAGTTGGAATTATCACCGCTTTGGTTCACAGTAACATTATTACTCAAGCTCGCTCCTGCTGTGCCTGTATTATTACTATTAATAACGGCTGTGGCATTGTCACCGGTCACGTTGTAGGTAAAGTTATTACCTGATCCCGAACCCGTATTTTGTCCACTATTGGCTATACCAGTTTGTACACCTAACTGTAGAGTATTGCCAGAACCAACTTGACTTACGTTGACTGTGTTATTATTACCTGTAATTACTGCGGGCGTGGTTGGGCCCGAGCCGGTTGTCTGAATGCCCTCGACAACGTTACTCGCACCATTCTGGGTCATGTTAATTGTCGAATTGCTACCTGTTTGATTAATGTAAATGCTGTTATCAGCAGCATAAACACCTGTACACACAAGACCAAGCATTATTGTTATTATTCTTGCCAGTCTATATTTCATTTTCTTTTTTCCTTTGGCCTATGGCCTTGTCCTATGGCTCCTACTACTCCATCGGTATTGCTCCTATTTTACTACTCCTTCTTTTGCTGATACATCTGCCGGAACATCTGCCTTATTTGATTGACTCAGCGGAATTACTGCTTCCGTAGTTGATTTAGGTGATGTTTTGGCACAACTACTTCTTCTTTAATTTGTGCAGATTTAACATAACCGCGTTTACCGTTAGGGGTTGTTATTTCTACAACATCATTAAACTCTGTTGGTGCTACCTGTACTACTGTATCCTTAGGATATATTAAATATAATCCGTAACTTGGCCCATTTAAATTTGACTTGGTAGAGTAGACTCTGGTAGCATCAGCCAAGGTTGTTTTCTTTAAACCAATTGGTGCAACTGTTGGCTCTTCTTTTTTAACTTCTGCCACTGTCTGTGGTTTTGGTTCTTCTTTTTTAACTTCTACCACTGGTTTTGTTTCATCTCGGCTGAGATCCCACCATGATTTATCTGGGGTCATTGGAAACTTATATTCCCATATACCTTTACGCTCGCCTTCTTTAATTAATTCAACTACACTACTTTCAACAGCGGCCTTAAGTGCAATAGTAGTTGCTTCGTTGACTGTTAGACCAGATTCAAATTGAAATATAGCAGCAACAGAACTTTGACTTCCTGTGTTTGGCGCACCAATTTGTTTAACTAAATCATTTATACTTCCGCCTGGATCTACACTCTTAAAGATAGCAATAGCATCTGCTGTAGAATAAACTGTTTTTGTAACTGCTACTGTGGCTAATATCTTACCTGTGTTTACACTTACAGCACGTAGGCTGATTGTGATTACATCTTTGCTGTATTGTGTTGTGGGACCAATGCCCAAGAAGTTATAACCTGTACCACCAGATTCTAATCCTGAATCATATCCAATGATTCCGCCTTCAATTAAGATACCGGCAAATTGTAAAGGCATTAATTTTTGTGCGTTGTTGCCTTCGTAGGCCTGTCGCATCTGTGTAATGATTAATCGCTCTTTGGTTAAATTATCTAATCCGCCGCGCTCAACTACGTCAAACCAAGTGCCACGTCCAACATCTTGTAAAGCACGTATTAATAATGCGTCACCACCTTGTGTAACTGCTGTTGAAAAACTTGCCACTCCCGGGGTTGCTTTACGTTGGCCTGTCTTATCAGCAAAACTATACACCGCCACAGTTAATCTACCGTTACGAGGAGGAGGAACAGAATCAAGTTCTTTGACCATTTCCTGTTTCATTAGTTTTGGTTTTTCTTCCAGGAGGCCTACTTTCTGGCTAACAGCACAACCAGACAATAGAGCAACCAAGGCGGATAAAATTAATAAGCGTTTCATTATTGCCCGCCCCCGCCCGGTGTAAATTGGCCCATTGGCACGTTGATAGTAGTCATATTCATACCATCAAACACGTGTAATTGTATTCCCTGGCCTCCGCCGGGCATGATAATCTGTCCCCAAGTTATATTTCCAGCGCCAAAGGCAATGCTACCGGGCTGAACTTGTCCCGGGGTACTGAACATACTTGTAGCTACGTTTTGAGATATTTGTGCGTAGATACGCGACTCTAAGTTAGTTAGAAATTGTTGTAAGGGAGTGTTTTGTGCTGCTGCAGCTGCTGCTACAGCATCGGCTTTGAGTTGTGCCGCAACGGCTTGCTGACGTGTATATTGCTCGTTTTCCAAGCCAAGTTGGAAAGCGCCATATCCAGATCCGTTTAAACTTGGGCTTTTAAATTGAAAGTCGTTTATCGGAGTGGCGTAGGTACTACTTGCCCACCCGGCGATTATGATTAGAATAATCTTGTTGAAACAACGCATCTTCTACCTTTTTTAATTATTATTATTGGTAGCAGAATCGTGTAGATTCCGGCTCCTATTAGTATTTAACAGGATCCGAAAGAAATTTAAGTGTGTGTTTTCTCTTAGAGTTAGGTTTTAGTTAAACCCAGTTTATTATAGACTTTTTGAACTGCAACTGCCTGGCTAACACAATCTTCTAAAGCATTATGTAATCCAGCTTTGCCTTTTTCACGTGGATCTCCGTGTACACCAAATAGTGTACGTGAGTCACGTATCTGCCAGAACTGCCATGGGGTTGGCCAGCCCTGTTGACGATAAATGTTTTCTAAAATAGCAATATCAAATACTGGACCTTGCGCCCAGATATTATTGGCACCTACTAAAAAGCGATTAAGTTCTTGATACATAGTAGATAAACTAACACGATCTTCTGTACCAAAGGCTTCTTCGCGTACATCCTCGGCTTGATTCATCCACCAGTTTAAAGTGTCGTCTTGGATATTACGCCCAATCGCGGTTTGTTCATCTACGTCTATTCGTAGATATAGCCCCGGGCCCGGTTCTTTCCCTAATTCAAAGGGATCAAATTTAACAGCACCCAAAGTTAATATTACACAATCTGGGCGTGTTCCTAACGATTCTAAATCAAGCATTATATCCATGCTTGTATTATAATGGGTTTTTATTTATTTGTCAAGTTTTTGACAACATCAGCAGGATACTGTCGTACCATATTGCCCCACTCGCCGTTCATAATCATCTGATGATTGTGATTTACTATTTCGTTGATTTGGGCAAGTACTTCAGACTGGTTCATTTCACACAATCGTTTTACCTGTTGAAAAGCAGATATAAAACGATGTTCCGCATTTTCAATAGTGTCATAGGTTTCATCGATAATACCATCAAATGTTTTAAAACCTAAACTGCGTAAATTTTGTAGATAATGCTGTCCCGAAAATACTACAAATAGTCTACGTGCTATTAATGGTTTGGCTATTTTTTCGGTAAAAAAACTAAATTCATTATCCGTGTCAGTTTCGGTTACAATGGTATAGGCTGTTTGGTTATAGATACCAATGGGAATAACCTGGCTTATGGTTGTGTCTATGCCTTCGTAGACAATATTCTGTGTAGTATCGGGGTTATTATCAGCACGAACCGTGCCAGATTCGTACAAAAAATCTTGTTTTGCTGCACTATAAGTCTCTATAATTTTGTCTGCGAGTCTATGTTCGCCAACAGAATTAAAAACAAAGGTTCTATGCGGTTTTACCATTCCCAATAAAGCATCAAAGTATTTTGGTTTAACAGACAAAGGATCAAGTTGACTTAATTTGTCGGGCAGTTGTCTGTACAAGTCTCTGGTTCTTTCTAACCAGGCGCCGCTGAAAAATTGATTGTCAAGTTTGGTATTTACAATACCAGGAATAACCCAATGAACATTTGATCTACACCGTGAATAAAAACAAGATTCTTGATGCAGTTCGCTTTCGATTAAAACAACAGCATCACTTTGATCGGCAATATTGTTTACAGTATTAACAAATTCTTGGTAGTGTATTGTACTAAAAAATTTACCAAATCTACTGTTAGAAATGGCCAATTTAATGTCGGCCGGAGTGGATAGATATTCGTCAAGATTAACAGTTAGTCTATATGGTATGCCCAAACCTTCAAGGAACATACAGCCTTGGCGATATGCCTTCCAGTCAGAATAGACTAACAACATTATTTTTTCTTGAGAATTTTTAGTGATTCTGCTTCTACTACACGACTACGCAAGCCCGAGCTGGAGAATGAGTGATCTCTGCGATTAAAGATACATTCAATGCCACGCATAAATCCTTCACGCTTGCCGGTGTATTCTGATTGCTCATATTCAACACCAAGTACCCGAACATCAATTGGTAGGATTAGTAACAAGTCTACTAAGTCCTGTTCGGTTTGATAAACTACTACTTCGTCTACATAACGGCAAGCCGCTAATTGGATCTGACGTTCAACAATACTTTGTACAGGTTTGTTTTTAGTATCGGGACGATCAATAGTAGGATCGGTTTGTAGGCCGGCAATTAAATAATCGCAATGATTTTTTGCTTCAGCAAGCATGGCAATATGTCCTGCGTGTAGCATGTCGAATGTGGAGAAGGTAATGCCAATACGCTTACCATCGTCTTTGAGTTTACGGATGTGATTGAATATCATTCAGATTCTATTTTAACTTGTAATGGAAATCCATGATTACGAGCAAGTAGTGTAACTTCAATACCTTTTTGCTCGGCCATTTCATACGGTAATGTTGCTACTACAGCTGACCCTTCTTCGTGTACTCGTAGAGTCAGTGTTTCGGCAGATTCTCTGGCATAGTTAAAAATAGATGTAAGACTTTCAATGACAAATTCCTGTGTAGTAACTTCATCATTGATATAGATTACATTAAAATTTGAAGGTTCTTTAAGTCCAGATTTAGGAGCAATGCTTGGACGAATCTCAATTTGAGTTTTAGTGTCTGCCATAGTATTAATATTTATAAAACAAGGGCAGGTGATTCTGCCCTTGTGTGTAGATTATACTACTTCTTGAAAGTAATAGCAATCTTTTTTGGCTGTTTTTCTTCTGGAATTACATGTTCCAAAGCGATTGCCAAAATACCGTTTTGAACTGTAGCCGCACGTACTTCTACATCATCGGCCAAAGTGAAAGTGCGAACAAAGTTACGAGCACTGATACCTTTGTGTAAGTATTCAATCTCTACTTCTTTCTTTTCTTGTTCACCTTTAACAGTTAAAACATTGTCCTTGAGTTCTACGTCAAGTTCTGACTCTTTAAAGCCAGCAACAGCAACTTCTACAACATAGTGAGTATCATCTAATTTACTGATATTGTATGGAGGGTAGTTACCATTGTCGCCACGGCTGTTTACAAAATTGCGATTTAGCTCGTCAAAAATGCGATCAAAGCCAATGGTCTGACGGTGAATTTGATTCACAAAGTTAGGTAAGTCAAGGGTGTGGATTTGTAATTGTGTCATTTGTTTTCTCCTTTTTAAGCAAGTAATGACTTTAAATGTGTAGCCCGACTATCGGCACTACAAATATATTTATACAGGAAAATTCTTAATTTGTCAACAATTAACCAAACTGTGTTTCATCGATTGGTTCCGGAGGAACTCCAGGATCAGTTAAATTTACCAAAGTTTTATACTGTTCCCAGGCCAACCTGACAGTTTTGTTATTTTCTCTTATTTCTTTTTCTTTAAGATATTCAAATAATATTTTATATTTGTCAAATTCTGACAAATTATAAATGTCTATTATTTTCATTTAATAAAGTTTTTTGGGCAACTGTTGGTCGCGCAGTTTTTTCTGCCAGCGACGCTTGGCAGCGGCTTTGGCTTGTTTGCGTTTGGTAGTAGGCTTGGTGTAGGTTTCACGTTCACGCAACTCGTTAAGCAAGCCAGATTCTAAGACTTTCTTTTTGAATTTGCGTAGAGCTTTTTCTACATTTCCGTCCATACCAACTACTACAGTATTTCCGATGATTTTATTGAATTTGGGTTTTTCGAAGGCCATAGTGTTATTTAACTAATTTGTCTAACTTTGTAAAATATTTTAAAGGAGACCCAGTAGCACAATCAATAATAGCATCAGCAAGTCCTGCCGCTGTTTTAGCCCAATCTGGACGTCCCATAGTTTCGTTGTAAATGTATATGTTAAAATACTGCTCTGCTTGTTGGCACCATTCTGCCAACTCTTGTACTTCTTCTTGCTTGGGATTTAGCAATAATACAGTATGCTTGGCGTCTTCAACAAAATCCGGGGGTGTAATAAGATTTGTGTAATCAGACACGATAACCGCCTATAGCACGTTGAACTTGTTGTAATTCGTTTTCCGTTAAATCATCGGCTGAATATTCGCCTGTACTTAGTTTATCTGCTAAAAATTGTATGTAAGCATCATTATAGTTGTAAACATCCGTAGTGGCTTTATTAACTTCGATCCATTTAACATCATTCCATTTAAACAATCTGCTGGGTTTGAAATCAGTACGCAAGAACATGTCGCCACGCTCGGGATCATTTGGAAAACTTGACCCAAAGTCACTGCGAATTGGTCTTGTCAACTGTTCTGCTTTGGGTTCTTCAAACTTGGGTCCAGTTTGTACCCATTCTTGACTGCCAGGCATTCTTACTGCTTCAAAGTTGGGACCATTATCTGCAGGAGTTTCAATTATAGGCTCTGGCTCTGGCTCTGGTTCTATTACTGGTTCCTCCACGGCAGGGAAGTCTACTGGATTGTCAGTATTAGTCGGATGTGGAACATTGGCCAATACTTGTGCTCGTAGTTTTTCAATTTCGGCCTGTAGTTCTGCTTCACGTTCTGCGACATACTGTGCTAACAGTTCAGCTTCCTGTCTGGCCTGTGCCAATTCTGCATCTACCGCGGAATGATCTTCTTCATCGGCATCGCCTACTATAGTATACTCTGGTTCTCTATCAACCATGGCTTCTTGTGCTAAACGATTGGCTTCCTCAACGTCCACTTCGGGCTCGGGATCACTGTAGGTAGTGGTCACAGTATAACTTGTAATTGGAGACGATGATGGAACAACTACCATTGGTTGCTGTGCTTCAAGTTGTTTCCACGCTTCTTCCTCTTCTTCAGTTACTGTGTCCGGCACGGTCTTAGTCTGGCTGGGTTCTGGTTCTATTTCTTCAATTTGTTCGTCAATGGTTTTACCAGATTCGTCCGGCACATAGCCAGCGGAACTGCCACTCTTTTGACGATACCATCCCAGCTGGCTAATACCAGCGATAATAAGAATAATAGCCAAAGGATCGAATACTATGACAATTAGGATAATGACCCAACGTACAGCACGTTCCAGCATGTCTTGGTCTGGCGCACCCGAACTAAACAGAGCCGCAACATATTTGATAGGGCCAACTTCGGCTTCTACTTTACGATATTGACTGGCAACAGGAGCACGTTGTTCCTGTAAGGTAGCAATTTCTTTTTGTGCTCGACTAATATCGTTTTGTAATTGTGTGCGTTCACGTGCTTGACTTCGGCGTAGGTTAGCGGCCTTGTCTGCACCTTGCTCATCGGTTGAGCGACCCATTATTTGGTCTACAGCCGCATCCATTTGTTGTAATGCTCGACGTGCAGCGGCAATATTATCACGTTGAGTTTGAATCTTTTCATCAAATAGTTGTACTTGTGCTTGAATATCACCCGACGGAACGCTTTGGTCCAAGTGTGCTTTTGATAGGAATCCAAATACACCAACTGATGTCAGTAGCATTAAGAATACCAAAGCCGGTACCAAGTAGAATTTCAACAAGCGATCACGTTTCCAATTTTGGTGTAACCAAATGGCTACCATGACCTTGCCGGATTCCAGGGCACCGCCCATGATAATTGCTGGCACAGTAGCACCGGCAAAGATAGCGGTAAGACCCAGAATTGAATACCAGGCTGAAACAGAACTGATTAGTAAAGCAATAACAAGAGTGGCGATTCCAAGTATCATAGTTTAATATTTATTGAGAGTTATAGCGTAATAATACTATGATTTTTGGTTAATGTCAATGATTTTGGTTAGGTGTACTGTACAGCACAGTAGGTATTACCAGCAGTACCGTCTACCGAAGTGTAAACCAATTTGACCAAGGTCTGTGCAGTTGCCGCTGGTGCATTACCA